CCTTCATCAGGCCAACCATCAAACTTGTGTTCTTGGCTGTCTGCTGCTGGAAGTCTGAACCAGTTGCTAGAAGGCCAGCACCAGCAGCGCTAAACGTACCCCTGGAAGCCAGCTTCGTTCCGCCAGTCTGAAGCATTGTTGGCGAAAGTTCACCAAAGTTCAGACTTCCTCCCTTATCCTTAAAAGCTGTCTGAACATCGCCACCAATGCCAGTGATGAAATCTTTTGCTTCCTTCATCACACCTTGAACACCGATCGAAGTTGCATCAATCGCAATTGCTGCAGTCTTTGCAGGATTCACATAGGTTGCATCAGCGACTTGATTCATCGCCTTCAATCGGTTCTGGATTTCGTTCTCCTTGGCACCCATCTTGCCAAAGGATTTCGCCATATCACCACCACTGAAAAGATTGATCTTTCCACCACTAAAATCACTCAGCTTGTCAGATAGTGTTTTCAAAAAGACCATGAACGAACCAGTGATCTGATTCAGGATCTTCGTGATTTCAAGTTCCATTTGCGTGAATGCGATTTGTGCTGCCAGGGCAAGGTTCCCAGAAAGCAATGCCTTTGCAAGTCCACCGAAGGCAGCAGCAACTGCATCAATTGAAATCGCTGCATAATCAACCATCTTTCGCATCCATTGGCCAACTGAAACAACCACCTTAATGATTTCGTCGCGATAGTAGATCGCAGCACCAACAGCAGCGATGAAAAGGCCAATTGCGATTCCAAGGGGCGAAAAGATGAATGCGATCGCAGCAGATAGGAAGCTGAAGAATGCGATCAGTCCTGAAATGACAAAACCAACCGCCATTGCTGCAGTACCAAAGAAGATCAAAGCTCCGCCAATTGCTGTCATGATCGCCAGGCCAGCAGCAAGCGTGACGAAAAGTGTTCTATTCGCTGCAACCCAACCGCTTATCGTTGCGATGACATTGGAAATGATTCCCAAAAGCCTGGTCAAAGGACCTGCGATAGCTGCCCCAACCTGCATGGCGATTCCCTTCATTGCCATCGTTACAGTATCAAAGGCATCGCCCAAAGCTTCGCCCATTCGAACATCGTTATCAGTGATAGTGATCCCAAGCTGATCAGCCTTTGATTTGTTCTCATCAAGGCCAGCGAAGAAATCCATCAGCGAAGATCCTGACTTCCCAAATACATCCATCGCCATTGCTGTTCGCAAGGCAGGATCTTTGATTCCTGCAACAGTCTTCCCGATCTTCTCGAATCGATTTTCTGGACTCATTGCCATCAAATCTGACACCGAAAGCCCAAGCGATTCAAACATTGCAACCGCTTGCTTGTTCCCCATAGCAGCTTCGCCAAGCGACTTTGAAACCTTTTGCATTCCCTTTTCTACAGTTGGAAGATCCGTTCCCGTGATCTTGGCAGCGTATCCGATTTGCGAAAGGTAATCCCTTGCCATTCCGGTTCTGTTCGCCATGTCACCGATTTCACCAGTGGTTGAAGCGAAGGCCTGCGCGATCGAGCCAAGTGCCCCTAAAGCGCCGCCACCAATGCCAGCCAAAGCGCCGCCAGCTGTTGCAACACTGCTTCCGAATGACTTCAGCTTTTTCGAAGCATTGGCAAGGCCTTGATTCATCTGGTTTCGAATGCGAAGAAGAACGTGCGCCCTACCTGCTTCGATGTCTTTTGCTGCCATTATCCAACACTCGCAAAAAGGCCAATGATTGTTCCAGCATTAACTTCAGCTTGCAAAGCGGGACCCATGAAAGGACGTTTTGCATACCTGGCCCGACGAACCCGATATTCCTTGTTTGGGTTCACTCGCCTTCGCCAGTCACGCCTTCGCCATCGACCTGATCCGTAGAATCGTTCTTCATGAATCAATCCGATCCCACCAAATTCAAGTCTTTGGGGAACAGTAGTGAAGCTACCTGATTGATGTTCCCTTTGGTTCAGCTTGACTGGACCGATCACAACCGATTCGTCAGTTGTGTCAAGATGAAAAAGAATTGTCTTCAAGCTAGCGAACGAACCGCTTTTCGCGTGGACGTTTGGCGGCCTGCCAGGTTGGGAAGTTCCTTTTCTTCGTTGAAGGATCTTCGTCATTGCCCTTCGACGAATGAAAGCACCAGCCCGCGAAAGCCTTCTGGCGTTCACTTTGCCTGTGTGGGCAAGAACCTTTGATCGATCGAAGAAAAATTCCTTCATCGAAATATCGACAATGGAAAGCTTTGGGTCAATCATCGTGGATCACCTGGCTTGCTGTGATGGTTGTTTCCAAGATCTTTCCGTTCTTCTTCAAAACTCGATACTGGCGTTCGATCGCATCAACATCGAATGAATCTCTTGCAGTCTTTGACCAGTATGGATTCAGCGCTTTTGGTGTGACCTGTTTTCCATTGACCAGGAAAATAGCGTGCATGATATGCGCCGCCTTGTTGAATTCATGGCCTAGCCTAGCTTCAGCAGCGATCATCAGGTTTCGAAGTGTCCATTCCCCTGGATGAACACCAATGATTCCAGCACATTCCCAAACTAGCTTCCAAGCTTGCTCAGATCTTCTGCCAGCTGTTGATCTGCCTTTTCGATCAGTTGCTGAAGCTTTTCTTCGACTTCCTTTGACTCGACTCGATTCAAGGCCTTTTCTTCCAGCGCCTTGATCGTTCCCATCGTTTTCCTGACCAGAACTGCGATTGCCTTTTTTCCTATTGATTGGGAAAAATTTTCAATCGCCGCAGCGAATGCCGATTGAACTTGTTCGAATCGTCCTTCTTCTTCGATCAGGGTGTCAACAAATTGAAGATAGTTCATCCCCTGCCTTTCCCACTGAGGGCGCAGAAGTTCAGCGATTGTCTCGATCTGCTTCATTGTGTCCTGAAGCATCTTTTCGAAATCCTTTGGGTTCATCAGATCGAACCCATTTGATTCCTTTAATCGAATGCAATCGCTGAGGTTGATTTTGCAGTTCCATTGGTTGCCCTTGGAATCCTGCCAGGTGGTTGGTTTCACTTCAGTTTGTCCCCTACTGAATGAAAGGTTGCGAATTGAAAACTACTCTGAAGCAGGTGCTTCAGGTTCAGCAGGTGCTTCGCCCTTCAATCGCTGAACATCAGAAACAAGAACTGTGATCTTTTCGTGATCTTGAACAGCTTCTGACAAAGTGTCGCCGCCAAGTTCACGCCATTCCTTTGCAGTAATGGTGCAGTACATTTGAAACCTCGATGAAACAAAACAATCGAATATGAAACAGATAGGCCAATTCTTGAATCGAACTAGGCCAAAATTGAAACGAATTAGGCAGTTGTCACGCTGAAGGCCGTTATTTCAGGAATTGTGTCATCTTCGACTTCGACCAATTCCACATCGTAAGTGACCCCTTCTTCGTCAGCTTCCGAAATGTCGAACTTCGAAACAACGACAGGACCTCGAACACCAGTTCGCGTTGTTCCAGTGTCGAACTTTCCATTCATGAAGCAAACGTCGATCACTGTGTCATTGTCGAAGCTGTCCTGAAGCTTGTCCAAAACAGTGTCAGTAGTTCCAGCCTTCTTAACGTGATATTTGAAAGTGAAGCTGTGTTCCTTGTACCCAGTTACCTTCTTTTTGTTTTCAGCACTGCGATACATTCGATCTGAAGTTGATCGCGATTGGGTTCGATTCACATCGCTGATTCTTCCAAGGTGAACCCAGGTTGGTGAAGCATAAGTTCCGCTGTTGTAGTAAGCTGCCCGCTTTCGTCCTGCTTGTGCTGTCATCTGTTATTCCTCTGACAAGAAATCAAGCTTGATTTCCGAAGTGAAGATCTGGTAATCAACCAGGAAATCAGGCCTGTAGATTGGTGAATTGGAAATCGACTGGAAAACGCAATTCGATATTGATTTCTCGTTCAGCGCTCCCCCTTCGCGAAAAAGTGCTTTGATGTCTTCAACCTTCTCCATGCAACCATCAAAGAATGGTGTGTTCTTCAATGGATCGCGATAATCAGGCGAAGCGTCAGGAAGCTTTAACTGGTAGGCAAGAACGATCGAAAGCTTCAGAATGTCAATTCTTCGCTTCGTCGAAATTTCCTCCGTATTTGCCATGATCAAATAGGTGTCAGTAGCACAATCTTCAGCGCTCATAAATGGCGCGTAAACTCGCTGGAAATCGACACCCAAAGCAGAATCAAGTTCAGTCTTCAGTGCTTTGGCTAGTTCAACGACTGGTACAAGTGTTGTCATTGCTCTTTCGCACTGATTCTGATGAAAGTTTTCTGCCCGTCTGACCATCGCCAGCAGTTGTTGAATGTTCCCCTTGGTTGAACTCGATATTCGATTCCATCCAGGGAAGTGATCACACAACCGCTTGTCGGTTCAACGAAATTTCCGTCAGCGTCTCGGAAGTCTTCTGGATCGCCAAGGAAATCCCATTCTTTTGATTCAATTGCAATCAGATCGCTTGCATCAACCTGGTTGCTTTCAGGTTTCGATCGAAGCAGGACAATTCCTTCCAGGGTGGTGGTTCCATCTGTGAAATCGAATGCCTGACCAGCAGCGCGAAGCGCGGCCAAGAATCCCTGGCGTTGCGTCGCGCTAACTGGCGGGACATTCGACATTGAAACCACCCCTGGAAGAAGAAAAAATCCTAGTGATCAATCGAACTAGGCAACTGCCGTTTCAGCGTTGCTGATTCCGTCAGTTACGACGATAGGAATGCCTTCAACTTCGGTTGGAATCGGTGCTGGCGCTCCAGTTGGGCTGGTAGCAGTTCGCGAAGCTCGAAGCTGCTTCAACGATCGACGATTCATCGCGATCACCGTTGGCTGTCGCGAAGATGGAAACAAAGCGATCGCTTCGTAGATCATCGCATCAGTTAGGGTATAGGTTGCAGCTGCAAGGTTGGCGATTCGTGCGACCGAATAGGCTCCGCCCATCTTGAAGCCCATCAAAGCTTCTTGGACTCGGAAATACACTGGCATTTCCTTGCTGTTGGCACCAAGGATCAGCTGTTCCATTGTTTCGCCAACTTCAATGTTCCCATCGCGACCAAGAATCAACTCGACACCATCAGTTCCTTGTCGCATCAAGTAAACCGATGTGAGGGCAGAAGATCCACCAGCACCATAGACCTGACCATCGGCCAGCGCGTCGATGTAGGTGTTGGCTTTCAAACCGACGAAACCAGCAGAATCGTTGGATACACCATAGAAGAATTGCGCTTCAGCAACCGCCATAGCTTTGCGAAGTGATCGAGCGCCTTCAAAGTCCATGAAAGCTTCGACACCACCAGGATAGGCCTTGGCAATCTGCTGATCGACCCGAACATTCGCTGTCAACACTTGAAGCGTGTTGGTGACAAGCGTTTGGGTTGAAGCGGTGTAATCCGTACCGTCGTTGATCGCTCGGAATCCACCACTGGCAGCAGTGGTATCCTTCAAGTATTTGTGTTGTGTTCCATTCGAAGCGTTTGCCAGAACTGCTGACATCTGCTTCAAGAATGGTGCATCATCCAAAAGATCATTCACGAAAGCTGGATCAAGGTTTTGATCAGCGATCTGAAGCAGCTGTGCTGCAGTGGTCAACGTATTGGCCATTTGTAAAAAACTCCGTTTGAACTGAACTGAACTGAATCAAAAAATGTTTGAAGCGAACTGAAGCTAGTTTGTGGAAGCTAGCTTCTTTGCTTCGCTGATCGACTTTGCCGCAGCTGGCTTTTGGGTTGAAAATGCGCCGCTCTTGTGTGGCTCTTTTTCTCCAACCGTTTCGCCAATCTGCTTCAGCTTGCTTTCAGCGTCATCTGCTCGCTTCGTCGCTGCGTCCCGTTCAGCACAAAGCTTGTCAATGAATTTGTCCTGTGCTGTAGACCAATCAAGGCCATCAGCAAAGAACTTCGCACCATCAGCATCACCAAAGCGGTTCATGAATCGCTTCAGTTCGCAGCGTGGATCGGAAGACAACTGCGAAGCTTCTTCGACTTGCGTTTCAGTAGCTTCTGCAGAAGTAGATTCATCACCCCCTTCCTTCGTTTCAGTGGAAGCAGTTGCTTCCGTGTTGGTTTCAGCGGTTGCTTCAACCTTCGTATCTTCAAGTTGATCAGCGTGCGCGGCCGTTAATTTCTCCGCACTGTTCTTTCGTGGCATTGATTTGCCCCTCCAAGAAAAATGAAATGCGGATTTTTCCGCAAACTCTGATTCGGTATTGCCATCAGCCCCATAGGGACAAACAGCACAACCACGCAACCGCCATTCCCTGGCAATCACGCCAGGACCAGCGAATTGAAACCCGTTGACTTCAGTGGTGGTGTTTTCTGGAATCCATTCCAAAACAGCTTCATCGAAGAAGATGGAAGCTTCGAAAGGGATTCCTGCAGCACCTTGGCGAATGACAATATCTGCCCTGTCGCCTTCCATCACTGAAACAAGCTTTCCAGCCAGGGTAAGGCCTTCCTTTGTCACTTCCTGGCTGTCTGAATAGCCGATGATCTGATTTCCATCGTGGCAGTAGTCAAGGCAGATCTTGTCCTTGGCTGAATAGCCTTCCATATCGTGGACAATGCGACCCCAAAACCAATGTTCGATCGGTTGCGAAGATCTTGCCAGAAGCGAAATTTCCGCTTCGTTCGATGTTTTATCAGTCTTCTTGATCGATGAAACAGTTGCATCGAATCGAAAAGCTGAAGCTGGAATGTTTTCAGTTGTCATGCTTTGGCATCCAGGGTTGGTGCTGGAAATTGGACATCGAAATTCAGGTTGAATGGTTCACCTAGAAGCTCGATCCCCTTGTCTCTTGCGTGTTTGATCACTGCGATTGTTTGATCAATGTTGTCAAAGACATCGCCCGTTCCGCGTTCCTTGGCGATCCTTTGGGGATTGTTCAGGCCCGAAGCGATCGCTTTCAGATCCCCGACGATTTCTTCGCTAGGTTTCCACCAAGGCATTCCAAGTGGGACCCATTCAGCGTGAATGTCAGCAAGTGACATTGATCGAGGAATCGTCAATTCATCATTCAGCATCCACTTCGTAAGCTTGAAATATGTCCATCGCCTGCGAAGTTCGATCTGATCAGCCCGCTTGTCAAAGGTGGATCTTTCGTACTGAAGCCAAGAACCCCTTGCCCCTGAATAGTTGGTGTGCGCTTCGTCGAAGAAGCTGTAAGGGATGTCAAGCGACTTCAAGGCAATCATCAAAACCGTTTGGCTGAACTGCTGGAATTCGTTTGAAGGGTTCTTCGATTCAAGCAGATCAACTGATTCATCAGGATCAAGATCGAATACGGTTGGCCCACCTGACAGATCAATCTGCCTTGGCTGAATCTCGTCTGAACACTGTGGCGCGTGATCCTCGCTGACTTCGCCACCTGCAGGGAAGACTTCATCCAGGGCAGTTGCTTCTGACTTTCGCGAAAATGCCAAGGCAAAGATCTGGTGAATCTTGGTCTTTATCAGCGTGTAATCAATGTTTTCCTTCACATCCTGGAAGTGATTGATCGCTGAAGTGACTGGCGAAATTCCTCGGACCTGATCTGATGCGAATCGCTCGAAGAAACCATACAAAGCAAGGTTGCTGGCGTTGATGGTCTTTGAGTATTGGTATCCAGTGTTTGGGCTTGGTTTTCTTGTGTGAAGACTGAATCGGTATGGATAACCAGCCCCATCGATTTCAACACCATCAACCCATTCTCGACCAGCAGCGTTATTCTTTTTGTCTTCATCTGGATCGCGAATCAGATCAGATTCAATCCCCTGGCTGGTTCCATTGAATAGATAAAGCTGGCCAACATCGCCATCAAGAACCCTTCGCGATTCCATCAAGCGAAAGAACTTTTCGCGTGACAATCTTCCGCCAGCATCGAAGTTGGTTGGCCTGCTGTCACGTTCCATCAAGAATTCGATGTCGCGATTCAATCCAGGGTCTTTTGATCGACAATGAAAATCAAACAGGGCGACATAATCCAAGTGCCTGCGAATCGCCCAAGCTACAGCAGCAAAGTTCTTGGCGGTTTCATTGACAGTTTGGCGAAGCTGATTTCGCTTCTTCCCAATCTCTCGATCTTCGCGAACGATGACTGAAGAAGCTCGTTTTCGCCTGCCTTTGTCCTGCAAAGCATCGTATGAAAGCTTGCTTTGATTCGATGGATCAACCATCGTGCTTCGACTGCTGATCATGTTAGCCCCCTAGCCCTGTGACACGATAGGCAGTTGGCCTTCGCGTTTGTTTACCAGGAAGCTTCGATTCATAGTATTTGATCTGTCGTTCGATTGATTCAAGATCAAATACAGTTGTCACACCATCAGTGGTGACAGATTTGACACCAGCATCAAGGATCGCCTGCAGCTTCTGAATCTTCGCTTGAATTTCCGTTGGACTCGCCATGAATCAAATCATCGATCTGATCTGAATCAATGCAACCATCGAAAATATCGTTGACATTTGATTCATCATCATCAGCCAAAGATTCTTCAGATTCTTGCTTTGGCAATGGTTCAGCTTTCACTGTCTTTGCCATTTCATAGAACCGATCGATTCGCGCTTGTCCACAATGAAGGCATGAAGTGTGCCTCCATGTGACTTGGTTGTATCGCTGGCCTGTTGCCAAGACTCCTTCAAGTTCCATCGTTGTCGTGTGCGTGTACTTGCTTCGATCAGTTGAACCGCAAACCCTGCAGGATGAAATGAAAACTTCGACTTCATCCCTTGGCTTGTTCTTGCTGCCAGCTGGCCTTCCGCGTTTCTTCTTTGCTTCCATGTTCATTCGCTCCTAGATCTTGATTGATGTTTTTCTTCTTGGTGCTGGCGATCGTCTTTCCACCAACCTGGCTGATTGCCTGACTTCCTGAAGCTTCGCCCCACATGCTGAAGCAAGTGCTGCGCAGTTCGAAACACCGTCCCCAAGGTGGTTATCTGGCTTGTTTGACTTCAATTCAAAGATTGTCATCTTTCGCCCATTCGCTTCATCATTCTTTGGATTTTCAGCCAGGATGTGTTCTGCGATCATCTTGTGTTCTGTTCGCGACTTTGGACGAAACAGCGAAAGCGATCCCTTGTCACCAATCGCAATGTTCAATCTGCTGTGCATGAAAGACTTCCAGTAGTTCGTTTCAATTATCATGTGTCTTCCGCCATGCTCATTCTTTCGAACGATCCAGTTGTCGCCCTTGGTTTCACCTGGCTTTGTTCCCCATGCTGCAATTGGCTTGTCCTTGGCTCGAAGTCCTCGGCCAAAACAAGGCATGATGTTGGCAGTGAATGGATGTTCCAAAGCAACTGACTGAATTGTCGATGTGACTTCACCCCAAGCAGCATCGATTCCTATCGCTTTCATCGGAAGGATGTTTCCTGCCAGGGAAGTGAACTTTCGATTCCCTAGCATGTCGATCAGGTCGAACAGGCCAGCCCTTATTCTTCCTTCCAATCCTGTCCCTTTGTACTTGTCCGAAAGCGTTCTGCTGGCCTTCGAAAGCGTGTAGTATTTGCTTGGTTGCTCTGGCCAAGCTCCATAGTCAACAATCCAACCTGTGAAGTCTGATGATCGCCAGGCAGTCACCACCCAATAAAGAAGCTTGCCCTGAACATCGATGAAGCTTGTCAGGATGTCTGCTTCGTGTGGAATCACACCCCGATCGAATCCATTTGTCTTTTCTTCAAGATCACTTTGCGAAATGATTTCGACTTCTGAAAATTCTTCGTTTGGTTCATTTTGGAATTCTGGCCAGAACTGTTCCTTGTATTCGATTCGATGGTTCCAGGCGCATTGAATCGCAGACAGTTCGCCAAGCTCTTTTCGGAATCGCTGGACCCATCCAACAACAGCGCCGGAATCCATTTCAACTCGATTCTTTTTGTAGAACTCGGTTGCCAACTGATAGCCTTTGCCAAGTGCTTTCGATTCGCGAACAAGATCAGCATACTTTTCCCATAGCTCACTTTTTGGCCATTGATAAACCATCTTCCCGCGCTTGCCCTGCCAGGTTGGGAACTTCTTGTGATCAAGAAGCTGATCTGCCATATCGTCTGGCTTGATGACCGTGACAAGTGCAAAGCCTGTGATTGTTTTGTCAGGTCCAGCAAGGCCAAGAACAGAACCATTGATCAAGGCCAATCGCTTTTCGTTCTGGTTCTTGTTCGAAGCTGTTTGATCAGTTTGGGGATCGTCAAGGATGAAGAAGTCTGGCCTAATCACTTCCCCATCAGTGCTTACAAACTGACCGCCGCGAACTTCACCTTGAAGGCCTGCAACTTCGATGGTCGATTGCTTGCAGATCCCACTGATTCCAGCGAAGGTGATCGATTTTCCAGTCCACTGAATGTGGGTTTGCCTTCCCTGGTAGGTCTGGCCGATCGCCTTGTTGCCTTTCCCTTCAAGCCTTTTGATTGGATAGCAGACTTCTGGAAATAGATCAGCAAGCGTTTCATTCGTCTGGAATATCGTCTTGATCGATTGAAGAAGCTTCGAAGCTTTGTTGCGATTCGCACCGATCAAGACAACATACCGACGATAACCACAGATGGTTGCCCAAATGACTGCAGCGATCCCGATCGTCGTTTTTCCTGAACCGCGTGGCATCGCGATCGCGAAAAGATCACCATATCGAACTGATTTTTCAATTCGATCAATGATTTCAAGATGATCATTCGACCATTCAAGATAGAAAGACTTCGTGAAAACAACTTCACAAAACCTGCGAAATGACTTTGAAACAGATTCACGTAAAAGGGGGTTCTTGCATTTCGGAAGGGGGTAAATATCCCTTCCTTCCATGCTCAGAATCGCTTGTCTTCTTCGTGCTAGTTCTTTGTGTCGCTGGTAGCTGTCATTTGCAGTTGTCCCGTCTGCAACATTGACCATCTAGGCAGTGATCCTTCCAGATGTTTTCCGAATAGTTGCGTTCGCTTCCCAAAGTGAAGTTGTTGCAGATCCAACAACTTCGCGCAGTTCAAGAACGAATCCACCAGTTCCAAGTTCGTTGATTGCTTCAGCCTTGATCAGTACCGAAACCAGCGAATCGCTTTCGCGTGTAATTGCTGCCAGGGTTGGTGATCCGGAAGCTTCGCCGTTGATTGTGATCAGTCCAGTTGTTGAATCAGCTTCAAGCGAAGCATTTTCATCAGCAGGGCAACCAATCGAAAAGATCAGCCTTGCCCCTGATGTTGAAGCAACTGAGATTGAAAGATCGAAGTCCACATTGTTGATGATGTCGATCAAATCGCTTGAAGTTGGAACAGCTGCAACAGCGATTGAAGAACCGATCAGCCTCTTGAACACTTCAACAGCGATTGAAATGTTTTCGATAGTCTCTGACCTTGGAAAGAACGTGTCTGTTGAAAGCGTCAGATCGTAAATTCCGTTTGCATAGCCACCAGTTGAACCAACAAATCCATTCAGTCGATATGGGCCAGCAGCAACATTGGTGAAATCAGCTTCATATCGCCCTTTATCGTTTGTCTTTTCAGTGGCAACAACTGAATCAACAACCGTATCACTTCCCAAGGCAAAAAGCTTGGCAGTGATCGTAAGGCCTGGTGTTGCTGAAAATTCAATCGTTTGCGTTGCCATGCAAGCTGAACCCTGTTGCTAGTTCTTGGAACGAATCGCCGTTAGCGTGACTGGTTGACTGTAGGTGGTGACATTTAGCCGGTAGCACATTCCACCAGCAACAACAATTGATTTGTTGGCTGTCAAACTGATGTCACCATTGGAATCCTGAACAGTCATAAAGGTTGAACCATCGCCAACCTGTGGAACTACAACACCCCAACCACTCGCAGTGATCATCAAGACCCATTCACCTGGCTCTAGGTAGATGTGATCGCTTTGAGTTTGTGAGGAAACTGTAACTGATTTCGATGATGCCAATGCCATTTTCTCTCCTATGGATTTACGACTGGTTGGATTGCTTGATACTCTGCCTTAGTCAGAATCGTTAGGCCAAGATTCACGAACTGGCTCGCATCGAGTAGCTGGCC